ATTCAGATAAATTTTTAACGATTACTACGTGGCAATCAATTTATAAAAATCCAAAAGAATATTTTGAACAGTTTGATTTTGTATTAGGTGATGAAGCACATCAATTTAAAGCAAAGTCATTAACCACAATTATGTCTGGTCTTGAAAATGCATCTTACCGTATTGGATGTACAGGAACATTGGATGGAGCACAGACACACAAGTTAGTGCTAGAAGGATTGTTTGGTCCTGTATATAAATTTGTGACTACTGCGGAATTGATTGAACAAGGACACTTAGCAGAATTTAAAATTAAATGTTTGGTACTTGGTTATCCAGAAGAAGTTAGGAAGATGGCAAAGGGTTGGGACTATCAATCTGAGATAGAATATATAGTAAAGAACCCGAAAAGAAATGAGTTTATTCGCAATCTAGCACTCTCACTTGAAGGTAACACTCTCATACTATTTCAGTTCGTTGAAAAACACGGAAAGGATTTGTATGCATCAATTAAAGAACACGCAAAAAATAGAAGGGTGTTCTTTGTCTATGGCGGAACAGATGTTGAGATCCGTGAATCTGTACGTTCCATTACTGAAAAAGAAAATGATGCGATTATTGTTGCATCCTACGGCACTTTTAGTACAGGTATCAACATTCGCAATCTTCATAATATTGTTTTCGCATCTCCTAGTAAATCAAGAGTTAGAAATTTACAATCAATTGGTAGAGGATTAAGAATAGGAGATAATAAAGAATCAGCAACTTTGTTTGATATTGCAGATGATTTTCGTATTGGTAAATATACCAACTACACCTTGCATCATTTCATAGAACGTGTTAAAATATACGATGAAGAAAAGTTCAAATATAAGTTTTATAACATAGAGATAAAAAAATGACTACTAAAATAATCCGTATGCAATCAGGTGAAGATATATTAGCAGATGTTCATCATTCTCCGAATCACGTTAAGATAGACAATCCTATGCGTTTAGTATTTCGCAGACTACCTACTGGGCAAACAATGATGTTGTTAGCACCATGGTTACCAAATGAATTAGTAGAAGAAGATTTTGCAACGATATCAAATTCAGATATCCTAACTATATTTAATCCTAAGGTTAAGTTAGTTGAATATTATAATAAGATGGTAGAAGTTCAGAATAAAAGAAAACAAGAGTTCGGAAAGATAATTGATAATTACTTGCAGGAAGAAATGGATGATGCAGATAACTTTGAAGAACCAGATGAATTAACAGCAGAGATATTAGAAGCATTAAATGATGTTACTAGAGATAAACTTCATTAATCACAGAACCATTATACAACAAATTTTAAAAAAGTCAAGTACAATCTAAGGTAATCATATGGCGAACGCAAAACATTATGTAAATAACACAGACTTCCTGAACGCACTCATAGAGTATAAAGCTAAGTGTGATGAAGCAAAGGCAAATAATAAACAAGATCCACAGATTCCGAATTACATTGGAGAATGTTTCCTAAAGATTGGTGAACACTTGTCTAGGAAACCAAACTTTATATCTTATTCTTTCCGAGATGAGATGATTGCCGACGGAATTGAAAATTGTCTCATGTATTTTAGAAACTTTGATCCTGCCAAATCAAAGAATCCATTTGCCTACTTTACTCAGATTATTTACTACGCATTCCTGCGAAGAATTATGAAAGAAAAGAAACAGCTATATGTGAAGTATAAAGCAACAGAACAGTTTGGTATTCTTGATGAAGCGGAAATGTTTGAAGATGAGAACGGTAATTACAAACAATTCGAGATGTATGAAAATATATCTCAATTCATTCAAACATTTGAGGAAAACAAGAAAAAGAAAAAGGCAAAGGTGATAAAAGGAGTTGACAACTTCATAGAAAATGATATAGAATAAGATTATGAAAATTGCGATTCTTGGTGACACGCATCACGGTATGCGTGGTGACTCTTTAGACTTTCATAGATACTATGAGAAGTTTTATTCTGAAATATTCTTTCCATACCTCAAAGAGAATGGAATTGATACTGTATTTCAATTAGGTGATTTATTTGACCGCAGGAAGTTTATTAACTTCAATTCTCTTTATTTGGTACGTAAGTATTTCTTTGAAGCACTTAAAGAACATAATATACAGTTTCATACGTTACTTGGTAATCATGATGTTGCATTTAAAAATACACTAGAGGTAAACTCCTCTCAACTATTACTAAACGAATATGGTAACATTACTGTATACGATTCTTTTACTACACTTAACTTTGACGGTATTGATGTTGATGTGGTGCCTTGGATATGTGATGATAACCAAATTGAAATCTTTAATAAAGTAAAAGAATCAAAGTCACAAATATGTTTCGGTCATTTTGAAATTGCAGGATTCGAAATGGATCGTGGTAATGTTTGCCATGAGGGTATTGACAAATCACAATTATCCAAGTATGATGTAGTATTGTCTGGTCACTTTCATCACAAATCAGATAATGGACATATCTTTTATGTTGGTACACCTGGAGAGATGACTTGGTCCGACTACAATGATCCTCGTGGATTTCATATCTTTGATACCTCTACAAGAGAATCTACATTCATTCAAAATCCATACAGTATGTTTTATAAAGTAACATACGATGATACCAAACAAGATTTTGAATATTGGAAACAACATGACTACACACAATACAAAGAAACCTATATAAAAGTAGTAGTATTAAACAAACAAAATCCATTTATGTTTGACACGGTTATTGATAACCTGTATAAATGCGGAGTGTCTGACCTCTCAATCGTTGAAGATTTTTCTGAAATAACTTTTGACCAAGATCAAGAAATCATCGATCAGGCAGAAGATACTATGACTATTCTTTCTAAGTATATTGATGGGTTGTCATTGAATGTTGAATCAGAAAAACTTAAAACACTAATGCGTGAACTATATGTTGAAGCATTGAACTTGGAGAAAATAGAATGAGTAGATCGATTTATCTTTATCCCAAAGAAAGAATGGGAGTAACTTATCCTTATGTATTTTGGGATGGACTCTTTACAGATGAAGAACTTGATAAAGTAAAAGAGTATTGCCGTGGTCTTGAATTAGTCAAAGGAACTACTGTTGGCAAAGATGGTGCGATGGATGATAAAAATGAAGCAAGAAAATCTGACATTGCATGGGCTAATGTAGGTGACGATAACATGTGGATATTTGAAAGACTTGCATGGGTAACAGAAAAGATCAATGATAGATTCTATGAATTTAATCTAAATGGATTTTCTGCTTTTCAATATACTGTTTATGATGGTAAGAAAAAACAAAAGTATGATTATCACATGGACACAATTTTAGGTATGGATAAACCAGTTGATATGCCAGAGACAAGAAAGTTATCTATGTCATTAATACTTTCTGATCCTAAAGACTATGAGGGTGGAGAATTTTATATTCAAAGTGGTTCACCTGAACAAGAAAAACTTTTGAAGATGGAACAACTTAAAGGTCGTATACTAGCCTTCCCATCGTTTATGATTCATGGTGTTGCACCAGTAACTAAAGGTAAAAGAGAATCTGTAGTTGTATGGGTTGAAGGACCTAAATTTAAATAATGATATTTTTTCGTAATGTGCGTTGGAAGAATCTTCTTTCAACGGGAAACTATTTTACAGAAATAAAGTTAGATAGCACATCCAATACTTTGATAGTTGGAAATAACGGATCAGGCAAATCAACAATGCTTGATGCGTTATGTTTTGCATTGTTCGGTAAAGCATTTCGTAGTATCAATAAACCAAACCTTGTCAATTCTATCAACGGAAAAGATTGTGTAGTTGAAGTTGAGTTTGATGCTGCAAATAAATCATACAAAGTTATTCGTGGTATCAAACCCAACGTATTTGAAATCTATCAAGATGGAACACTACTCAATCAAGATTCTGCCGCAAGAGATTATCAAGAATTTCTAGAGAAGTTCATTCTCAAATTAAACTATAAATCGTTTACACAAATTGTTATTCTTGGTTCCGCATCATTCACACCGTTCATGCAATTGTCTGCATCTGACCGTCGTGCTATCATTGAGGATTTGTTAGATATTCAAATCTTTTCTTCAATGAATGGTGTGGTTAAAGAAAGATTATCTGGTAACAAAGATTTTATTCAATCAACAAAGAATGATCTTGAAGTTACAAAGAAAATTTATGACGTTAAGAAGAAACACCATGATGAACTTCAACAAGATAAACAAGTAAAGGAAAACGAATATGATGCGGAGATACAAAGTTGCAGAGAAACCATTCTCACCTTATGTGGAGAGATTGACAATCTGGAGCGAGAGAAAGAAGCATATACCGAAGTCTGCAAGAAAATTCCTGAAAATGAAAAGAAGATTGCTGCGTTTAAAAAAGTTGAATCGAAAATTGAAAGCAAGATATCCGAAGTGGGAACAGATAGAGAGTTCTATGAACACAATGCTGATTGCCCAACCTGTAGGCAAGCCATTACCGTGGAGTCTAAAGAAAGGCACATGGGCGAACTACTATCAAAACAGCAGGAACTTGCTAGTGGTCTAACAGAACTTCAAGCAAAGATAACAGAACATGAAACTTTGTTGGCATCTTTACGTTCAGATGAACAACAACTTCATAACATAAGAATCGCACTTGCTACAAAACAAACTGGCAAAGCCGGATTAGAAGCAGCAATTGTAAA